TAATGTTATAATAATTCGCAACTTTTGCCGCCGCTGAATAGATTGAATCTTGATATGCGTCATCAATCTCGGTGGCAGAATTTGGGTTTGCCGCTACTGTGTGCGATTGATTGTAGCCACCGCCCACACCTGTACCATTAAGGATACTGTTAAGTGTGTCTCTCAGTGTGACTAAATCAGTAGCAGAAACTGGTTGACCTTGTGCCATTTTTACTTACTCCTAAATCAGTTATGTTAGTTGTATAGTTATTGTGTAATCTATTACAACTGTTCTATTTGCTGATAATAACACAGGGTGAAAAGTCACGTGTGTTAACATCAGGGTCTTAGTCTCGTCCAATACACCAGAGTTCGTAACACCTGCTAAAAGACCAATCTCGTCAAATGTAAATGCCTGCACACTATTTGCATCAGTAGAACTATCCGTCGACGGAGTAGTAATCGTCGGATCAGATAATTGTTGCATTGCCTCATAGTCATTATGTGACATTTCAACTTTGTAATTAATCTTTGATGTATTTTCTGGAACTAAATTCCCTCCTCCCATATCTTCACCAGGGTAGTAAACAGTGTTCACAGTCTCTTGTTGATATGTTTTGGAGTACAATGTTGAATTACTAGATGTTATTGGTAATCCATCATATGTAGTGAATACTCTTGGAGAGCGGTATGAAAGAGTAGTTGTAGAACTACTTCCACCATTACCAAATGCCATCCAATTAATACTCGGTGCCGCGCCAGAAGAATTTACACTTGTTGGTTTACCAGCAAGTGCGGCTCCCAAAACGTACGCCATATTACCAGGATGTATCGCATTTTTCTTGTCCACAAGTACGGTTCCTGTCTCTTTATCAAAGATTTTCAGTGTTCCAACTACTTGTGTTCGTATATTTTCTTTAAACATATTATTCTCTCTTAGTAATCTTATCTATTTATCATATTTTGATTATATACTATTTTATTGGTCCATCTCCTGTAGAACAATTTCTTTTGGTGTGTCAAGTACGTATGCTTTTGATGTTGTACCTAATCCTGTAGATATTCCTGTATATAATCCTCTATCTGAAATAGTTAATTTTGTGTTGTCTTTCTTGCTATATTGCATAATTTCAATGTTACCTGTAGTTTCATTTCTTAGTGCAATAAGTTTTCTATTCGTTTTTGAGGCTGTTTTAAATACAGATGCTTGATTGACTACCATTTCAGTTCCATCAAATGATAGTACTGTAGATTCGTCTTTAACATCTATTATCCAACCTCTGCCGTACATATCATAGACAAACATTGTTGTCTTATCGTGTACAGTTTTGTTCTTATCTGTAAACTGGTCAACAAATACTATTGACGAGTCTAGTAATTTTGCAGTGACAAGACCTGTATCGAACCCACCTGTTTCAGCAGTTGCAATAAATCTTGTTCTAAGAAGTCTTCCTTGGTCATAAGTACCATCTTGAATTTGAGGAAGATTGCTTTGGTCAGCAACACTTTCATCGCCGCCATCGATTGTATCACCAATAATATATCTTGAATTGTTACCAAAGTCAAGGCTTATTTCCATCTTTTCATCGATTGATGCAGTTATGTTTGCAGTTTCTTCTTTGCCATAAATTCTTTCTGTCTCACGTATCTTAGTATGATATGGTTTTGCCTCTGTGATATATTCAATTACATCATCATAACTATCACGTTGATAGATTGCATATTGTCTTAAGTTTCTATTGAATAGTTTTAAGTCAATGAAACTTGTTTTGAATATCCAATCTGGATGTGTCTTTTCTGTAAACATATAATTTACCATATCAAAGAATATCATATTTTGATATTTTGCATCATCATATGAATTCAACATTTCAAAGAATTCTTTTATTTGAACACCTAATGCATTTTCATAATATTGTGTATATTGGTTTGAATTTTCTGGGAACGCAATATCTGAATAAGATAATTGTAATGCGTTCTTAGAACTATTAACTAATCTTAACGCACCTTCGTGTTCTACATAAAATTCATTGTGTGTTGGCAACTCTAACTTAAATGATTTGATACCATCTTGTCTGTATAGTTTCAACATATCAAATAGTCTTGTTGTAGATAGATAACCAAATCTTTTTATGTCTTTGTATTCTTCTGTTAAATACCAATCACCTAAACTAAATGCTAAATCTTCAGGATCAATATAATCTTTGTATGCAGGGAATTGTGCAGTAAAATGTTTACTAGATAAAATCTTATTAGCCGATGTAGCAAAATTTTCTCTTGCTCTTGTTATATCACTAAACCAATTATTTGGTTTTGGTCCTACTCTATAAATTCTAACAACATCACCTTCAACAATAGGAAGTTGATTGCTGATTAAAACTTGTGCTTGATTTGGATTACCTGTAATATTAAAACTTAAATAACTTGCAAGTACAATTTTTGAGTTAACTGTCACAACTGTATCATCAATAGATGCGTTTACTCCGTATACAGAATTGATTGCATCTAGTAACGGAGCAGGGATAACTGCATTATTAGGATCACCTAACATTGCTTGTGTTACTCTTTGAGCATATGTATTTGCAAATTCAATATTTGCTAACGAGTCAATCATTTGATTTCCAATACGATAGTCAAAAGGTTCTTCTTGGTAATCTTGTATTAAACACCAATCTGCGTGTTGACTTCCTGGTTCTTCTTGACCTTCGTATTCTACTGTTAATTCAACTGTCTCATTTTCGAATATGTAAGCATTGTTACTAATCAATATTTTGTCAGTGGAGATAGGTATAAACTTATTATTGATGTCTCCACTTTCAATAAGCATTTTTATTTCTGCAATACTTAAAGTTTTACCACCAGTTGGTTCATCACCTTCTTCTGACCAATAAAAATATTCTGTGATAGATTTATTTCTTTCAGTATCAAAATATACTTTTGATGTAAATGTTTCAACACCTTCAGGCAGTGTTTCACTTTTAGTCCATTTCTTAACATTGATTTCTGAACCTGGAACTAACTTACCCCAATATCTCTGTACGAATTCTTCTTTTAATACTCTGTTAGAATATCCATAATCATTGTATCTGTAGTAACGTGCTAGTGATGTATCCCACCAAGTAACACCTAACTTCTCATCAAGCCATAAATCAATATCTGTATTGTTATCATAACCTGCAGGATCTTCCCAAGTAATATAATCTAAGTTCTTTATAATAGTACCTGGTAGTTTAAGATTTAGTGGATCATATAACTGATAATTGTAAAAGTTTTGTCCATCTTTTAATATTAGACGTTTGAAATAATCTACTTCGATTGTTTCTGCTTGTCTATGTCTTATATAAAGTGCGCCTGTTTGTGTATGTTGTAATACTGCCCAAGTGTCATCTAAGTATTTGTCTGCCCATATTATCGCAGGAGAATTTAATCCCAAGTCTGCGTAAAACTCATCAAATGTTTCAAATTGAAAGTTAGGAGTGAAACGTACAGACTTCCAACGCATTGCTTTAAAGTTTGCGTTACTTGTGATACTTGTATAATCTCTGAATAAACCTATTTTATCTAACATTGTTTGCGATGTACCACTGAAACTTAATGAAACGTTACCTGATGTAAACACCATTCTTCCATCACTTGTTACTTGTACATTGAACGTATTAGTTTGTGAGTTTATATAATCTTTAAATTCGTTTGCTGAACTACTTGTAGTTGTTGTATTACTATATGTACCTGCAACTATTCCTAAATCTTGTAATGGGTTACCATTTACATTTTCAATAACAATACTTGATTGTGGACTTGTAATTTGTAGTTGTCTTTGTGAAGTAGGTTCTTTTGAAGCCACTGTATTTGCTAATGAACCTAATGCTTGTGAGTTTATATCGTTAACAATATTGTCTAATGCATTTATTGTTTCTGTAGTATTAGAAAATCCTAATCTACCCATTGCACCAGCGGTTACTTCTGTTATTACTAAGTTTGCATTGTTGCTTTGAATTTTTATACTACCACCTACAGACGATGCTGATACACCTACAATATTTAATGCATTGATTTGATTAGCAACACTTTGTGCAGTTGGATTACTGTTTGCATTATATGTTCCAGCAGTCATTCCGATATCTGTTAATGCAGTACCAGCCAAAGTCATACTTGAATTTGAACTTTGAATTGTCAATAAACCACCTGTTGTAATTGTTGCAGTGATACCTGAAATTGTTGTTAAGTCTACTGCAATATTTTCAAACTTGCTTTCTCTAAAAGAAGTAGTTGTTGATAATCCTAAATCTTGTAATGCAGAACCTGACATTTCTAAAATACCAGCAGTTGTATCTAATACTAATTCATCGTTTGCAGTTTTACTTGCAATAACATTTACAATATTTGTATTAATGTTAGTTATAACTGCATCAACATCATCTCCTGATGTTAGAGATAAAACTGTACCATTGATTTGGAATGGTTTGTTTTGTGGTATAGTAGGCGCTGACACTGTTCCAGTTACAGAAATATCTGCAAATGTTTTGGTAGTGCCATCTACAATAATAGTTTTGCCAGCAGTTACACTTGTAGATTCTGATACAGTAGATGTTTCACTAATTGCTTGTACTGAACTAAAGTCAACTGTTAAAGTTGTTCCGTCTATTGTTACTTGGTCACCTTGATTTGAAGTTAATGAGTTAGGACCAGTTGCTACAGTTCCTGTAAATGTAACAACAGTGTTTGTATTCTGAATTAATCCTTGATTGTTATAAACAATAATTCTTATTTGTTCACCTGGAGAAACAGAAGGATCAACTGTTGCACTTTGACCACCAATCAAAATACCACTTGATACACTTCCTGTTCCTGGTGTATATGTAAACGTTTCACCTGCAACAACTAATGTATCTCCTGATGCTATAACTGGATTACTAACTGTACCAATTGCTTCAACACCTTGTTGTGATGAAGTAGGAACAAATAAACTATTTGATGTTGAACTATCAATCTCAACAATCAATGGTTCATAGTTTAATTCAAATACTAGATATTCATAAACAGTTACACCATCAACTTCTCTTGTTCCGTTACTTACAAGATAATAATAATCTGCAATTTCTGGATCGATAGTTTCATTTCTAATTTTAATATAAACACTTTCTGTAGTGTCAATTTGATTTGTTAAACCTATATATAATTGATTATCTGATGTTTCACCTACGTATGCAATCTCGGCAACTTCACTTAAACGTCTAACATCCCATTCTCTGTTAGGATCAAATTGTATCCAAGCAACATCGCCTTCTAATAAATTTGATTTAATATTTTCTAAATCATATTCTGATTTTACTGTATAGTTTACATCTTCACTGTCTACATACCCTGTAGTTTTAATTGGAAATTGTTTTGGTAATGCTCTTTTACTAAACGGTACTTCAATAGGATTGAACATTACAGTATGTGGATCACTAACAATGTCAACTGTATTAATAGTTTTCTTTGCCTCGTATCCAGTTAATAAATGCCCGTACTCACCTACTTTATATGCCCATATATCTTTATGAGTTATATCTTTAAAGTTGCCGTTGTTATTAATAATTCTGTTAACTGCGGAGTTAGATCCTTTATGTGCTAAGAAACCTTTATAAAAGTCTAATGCACTTTCTCTTTCTACTCCGTGATTTGCGAGATAGTCTCTTTTGTTAAAACCAATTTGTGTTTCTTTTAGTCTGTTAACTATTTCTAAGTTTTGGTCTACTAATGTATCTCTATAAAATTTTGTATCTGATGTAACAGTTTCAAAGTTAGGTATTAACTCATTTCGATATGTTAAGTAACCATCAACTGTTAATGTTCCATCCCAATTTGATGTTCTGTTACAATCAATCTTAACTCTTAAATTTCTATTGTGTAATTTAGGATCATAGATAATGTCGCCATAACTATCAACTCTATCTATAACGAATGCGTGTTCAACATCTTGTATATCTATTTTCATACCATACACAGGAACATTACTATTAAAGTGAATTGTTTTACCGTCAGTATTAAATTTAATTTCTGTATTTGGTACTAGTCTTCCTGATGCATCAACTACACGATAAAAGTTTTTATGTGTTTCTCTTGCAACTGTTGCCACACCATATGGTGCAGTAAAACTACCTGTGACTAACATTGGAGACAGAGTAATGAATTCTCCTAATGTATGACTTTCTGTAGACCATTCTAAAAACTTGTATAATAATTGTTCGAAATCAATTACATTACCTTCATCGTCTTGGTCTGTAAATCCCCAACCTATAAGTTTTAGATATTCTTGATAACCTAACATCAAGTGAGCAACTTCGTCTATGCTTGTTAATACTTTTCCATAATTGTATGATTTAACTTGGTCGTTTTGAAATTTTTTATATCCATTAGCAGTTACGATATTTTCTCTTGGCCATTCTGAAACTTGTTTCCAATCTTCTACGTTATCATCGAATAGTGTAGTAGATGTGTGTTCTCTCAAACATACAAAAGGTTGACCATTATATTTTATGTAACTATCTAATCTATAGAATTCACCTTCTTGCCACTCATTAAGATTCATTCTATCACCTTTAGTATTAAATGATTTGGCACCACTTGCCTTATCCCATTCCATTGCAAAGAATGTAGGATTTATATCATCATACCCTTGAACTTTATATCCAAAGTTTCTTGTCTTAGGTTGAGAAATCATAACCCATTGACTATAATCAAATACGATAGTTTGATTTAATTCTTTTGTAGATTGTCCTGTATATCTTCTTCTGTAATATTTTCCATCTGCATTATTAAGTACAATATCGCCTTGTAAATAATTTGCCGTTTGTGCAATATCATAAGTTGGATATGATGCATCTAAAGAAACTTTTTCAATTAGTATTGCACTAAAGAATTCACTTCTGTTTGGTTCACCAGAATGAATAACTAAATCGAAATTATCTTTTGGTATTTCTGTAAATTTACTATTTGTCAATGACGTATTTTCTGCCATTAGTTTAAAGTTGTTTACAAAACCACCTAGTTTACTTCCTAGTTTAAATTCGTATTGTGCTTTTTCTGATGCAATAGATGAAGTATCATATCCTTCTCTTGAATTATAAATCGATACGCCTTGGTAAATTTCATCTTTGTACTCATAAAAAATCTTAAATGGTTTTGTCAACATTGCTAATAAAAATTCAGCAAATGGAAGTTCACTTGAACGTCTCCACGCCATTTCAACAGGAGACCCATCACCGAATTCCCAATCTTCATCCATTATACCTATTTCAGCATTTGTAATACTGTTATTAAAAAATGCATCATCTATTGTTCTCAAGTCACCATTTGCATCAACTGGTATAGGGGTGTTTGTTATATTGTTTGCAGTGAATAGTGAATTCCAAAAAGCAACTGTAGTATAATCACTTCCATATGTTGTATCAAAGTTATCAGGCTTTTGTGATAAACCTATAACTTTCCAAGGTTGAACAAGTGGATTATCAGTATTATATGCATATTGATATACACCACGCCAATGACCTGATGCCTCTGAATTTATAGTTCTATAGTTCCAAGTTTTCCAGTCATTAGGATCATAAATTGTATTACTTAAATCATCAATATTATTTCTAATCATCCATTTTTTGAAGAAAGGATACATTGTGTATTTTCTTTCTGATGGATCCCAATCATCTGATGCTCTGCTATACAACCCATAATTGTATCTGTCTGTATTTGTTCTTGTAACATTATTTTCTAATCTGTTCCAGATATGAGTTTCAAACATTAATAAAATGTTATCTGTTCTGTCATTAAATGCTGGTGTTAAAGAACCATCGTGTCCTTGAATAAATTGTACTGTCGTATCGTAATTACTATCTGGTATACCAATCTGTGGCATATAAGCAGGATTAATTTTTAAGAAAGTTGCACTTGGTGGTATATAAGTTTCTTCACAAGAACTATACTTTCTGACAACAACTGTGTCTGCCATACTTAGTGCATCTGTAAAGTTTATTTCATTACCAGTTGCAGAAATACTATAATCTAACCTATGTCTAAGTAATATTCCGTTTTTGAAAATAGAAACTGATTCGTCATCTGAAATTGTACCTAATGAACTAGGAACAAATTGTTCAGTTGCAAGTGCTATAATAGAAATTTCTTCTTCTTGATAATGTGAATACAATTCACCAAAGTTAATCATTTTTAAACCATCAAAAACACTTATACTATCTTTCTTAGATAGTGATATTGTTCTGATTGCCTCTTCTAATATAACTAAGTCAGATTTTGATTCACTTCCTGTGCTATCTAAAATATCTCTTATTGTAGTTACTAGTTTGTTTTTATAACCTTGATAAACAGTTGATAAAAATTCAAATGCTTTTATAGGATCATAATCATCACGTGTTATTGAAAAGTAACCGTCTTTGATATCGATACTATTTTTTACTAGTACACTACCTAAATTATTGTGTCTAGTTTTTAAAGAATTGTCACCTATATTTCTATAGTTATTATCACCATTAGCCTCACCTGTTGATATAACAGTTTCTAATATTCTTAAAAAGTGTTCATACCAAACAGAATATTCTATGTTTGTATTTTCATATGATTCATTATCTGGATTAAATTCTAATGAGTGATGTATTCTTTGAAAACCTTTATCGCCATCAGTTACTACGTTTGATTTAGTACAAACATCAACGTATACAAAACCTTCTGGTGCTTCGTCAAAAGTAATTACATTACCTGCAATAGTATAACCTTCTACTTGTCTAATACCTTCAACATAAACATCTATAGTCAAATCTGTCTTAGGTGCTTGTGATAAAGTTATTTCAGTTCCAGGGTCTCTACCAAACTCTTGTCTAAAGTTTCTATAATTAAAAACTGTACTGATATATAATTTTTTGTAATCTGTGTTTAACTTATATGATTCTGTATCTGACATATCAATAGTAAAAATATATTCACTATTGTAATCTCCTGATTTTACTAAAGGAGTAAAAAGTAATTCTGTATCTGCATTGTAAAGATTTGCATCTCCTTGAACATATGTAAACAGTTTAGAATCTCTAGTATAATTATTATCTGCATCATATAATTTAAACTCAGGAAAAGCCCAACTAGTTTCTGATACTCTTGGATCTGTAAGTTCAAGTCCACTATCAAATTCAATGATAGGTCTTTTTGCTTGATGTATTAAATGAAAGTTATCATCTGTAATTAAATTCTTAATATCATTATAATGATACCATTCGTTATTATTGCTCCACCAGTTATTAGATGCTTCCCTTCCTATTGTAACATAGTGTCTATAATCACTACCTGTAATTGATGCGTCAAAACTTGGTTCAACAAAATAATACATTGACCAGTTAACAAATTTATCAATATCAATAGGAATGTTTAAAGTTGTTTTTGGTGTATCAAATAATCTTCTATGGTCATTTGTTAATGCACCTTTATTGAATAATGCATTTAGTAAATCTTCATAATATACTTTATCACCTGTACTTGAATATACAGGTTCTAGACCATAATTTTCACGTGTATGTGCGTGAGGAGGAAAAGTAAGATATCTATCTTCTTTTGAGTTTATGCCTTTTTCTTTTCTACCAACAAACGCAATAGTTTTGTCCATAGAGCCTTTTGAAAAGACTCTTTCTAAAGTGGTTTCAAAGATAGTTTCTAGTTCACTATTCTTTAAATGTCCCGGTAGAAAATCATAAATTTTATTGGCCATAAGTTGTTACATCCTCGCCTTGTAGTTCTGTTTGTGATATTGCTGAGATAACTTTAACGTCTGATGATGAAGTCACACTCAAGAAAATTTCATTTGGATCACTTGTTATACTTAGTAAATCTGTGAAACCGCTTGTTGAGAACTTAGGTGTTATTATAACACTCGCAATATAATCTCCAAGTTGCTGATGTAAATATGATGCCAATTCTGAGAAGTAGAATGTATCACCAAAGTTCCAATTGTCTAAATCAAAATACTCATTAACTTTTGCCGATACCGCAGTTTTAATTTCACTATCTGTGTACGCAGTTCCAGATTTTTTCACAACTTTAAATACTGCTTGATTTTCTGGTTTAGCAAATGAACCAAACAGATATTTAAATGTTACTGGAATGTAACTGATATGGTCTGCGATTGCAGATTTAGGTTCAATGGAATTCATCATAGATTTTAATTCAAAATTATTTGGTGCAATCGGAACTTCTTCTTTAAATCCTCCTGCAACCCATTTGTTAACTCGTCTTACATAATCACTTGTAAGAACATAAATGTCAACAATATTACTTGTACTTGGATCAATTCTCTTATCTAAGTCTGCATAGTGATCCCATCTATAACTCATAAATTTGTCTTCTGTGAAACTCTTACCATCTACGACTTTGTATTTTATATCACCAACGTAAATACAACCTGGTTCTACTACACTATATGTGAAAGAAGTTGTCCATTGTCCTGCAACGTAACTATACCAATCACCGTTATCTGTGTTATACCAAAGTTGATATTCAGGTCTTGTGCCTTCTGGAATAGGGTTAGTTGATGTTCCTACGTTTGGTCCAGCAGTTGCAATTTTAGATGCACGTTCTAATGCAATGTTATTTGTGTTTATATAACTTTCTACAACATAACGTGATGTATCTGTAGTGGTTTTAAATATCTCTAATATACCATATGGATTACTTTCTGTATCAAGTGTTAAAAGTTTAACTCTTGCGTGATTTAAGTATCCTGTTCCTGTTGTATAATCATCATATACATAAGCCGCTTTTGTTTTGTATGTTGCAGTTTGAGTTTGTACTTGTTTTGCAATATTACAGTTTGCTACAACTTTTACTGCAAACTCTCCTAGTGATGTTGTTTGCGAACCATCACCTACTTTAACATCAATCAAACTACTAATTCCTGGATCTATTGTCCAGAATATAACTTTAAAATTGTTTGAACCCAAGTCAACTAATTCTGTATGTGCCTTGTCGATAATATTATTATTGTTATCATATAAAAGCATATTTGTACTTGTCAATGACACACCTGATGAATTATTAAATGTAATTTCACCATATGCAGTTTGTTTAAATCTAACATCGTTTTCTGTATTATCTGCACTTGTTAATCCAGAGTTATTTGGATACGTAAATGTCCATTGATTAGTTGCACCATTAAATTGTGTAATAAAATCTGTTACAACACCTGTCATACCTACACTTGCAGTTGAGGCTGTTTGGCCTGATGGTAATTCACTAGCATCTGTCCAGAAAAAGTTTCCTGTTGTAGGTGCTGAACCAAAATAAGTTGTTGATGGTTTACCTTTGAAATTGTAAGTTCCTGTTATGTCTGAATTCGAAACTGTACTAAATGATGCGGCTGAGTTTGCAACGTTGGCGGCATCTGTTTCTGTTATAATTGGAATCTGGTCTCCAGCAACATATATTTCATTTGATGTTGCTACTGATTCGTCTATTGCTATATCAGTTGTTGAAGAAACATATTTTGTAATATCTGCTACTGCTAAATTCAAAGTATATGCTGGTGTTTCACCAATAATATGATTAGGACTTGCAGGTGCAATTATTTCACTTTCTTCTAATTCATATTCTATACCTGCAGGAGATACTAGATAATGTTGATATTCTGAACTTTGAACAACTGGATTGTTTTCAACAAAGTCATAAGTTACTTCTGCACCGGTGTATTGGTATACTGCATCAAATGTTGCACCTCCCGAACCATCGTCTTGATAGTTTGATACTGGTGCATATCCAACTGTAATTTCATCAGATGACAATGTATCAGGTGATGTAGAAACACTACCACCATCATAATAGTTAATTAAAATTTTATCTCTTTCTGCTAAGTTAGTTTCATTATCAACAACCATTTCTTTGTTACCATAATAAAACTTAACTTGGTCATAACTTTCAAATACAACTCTTTTACCAACAACTGATGCTGAGTATTCTGCCTCGTTTTGTCTTATACCTGGATTATAAGTAAACGAAACTTTTACTTTATCTGAAATATTTTCTACACCATCCCAAACTTTCCACATCCATTTAGATGTAGAATTTGGTTGTAAACTATAATGTAATGTAAAAGATGTTTGACTTAAATCATCAACTTTAGTTTTGATATTTGTTATTTCTTCATAGCCTGTATCATTTCTAAATTTTGTTCTATAGCCTTTGATTGTAGTTTTTAATGTTCCATTTTCTGTAATAACTTTATCAAGAATAATACTACCTGGATCAGTAGAAACAACTCTCATAACTTTTGCATAATATTCTGTACCAGAGTCACCTTGTATTTTTACAAAGTCACCTACTTCGCATTCTATCGGAACTGTGAATGTAAGTTGTAAATTATTTGTTTCGTGTTTTACATATGTTTTGTTTTCGACTACATTTACACTTGTACTGTTTTGATATTTTGTGTAAAATAAATTCATTAATGCAGGATGCTTAATTGCTTTGATTAATTCATTTCTAATAAAGTCATCACTGTTACCACTGTTACGATTAAATCTCAAAGACATAATTGTAGTTTCATCTTCCATAAAGATTGAACCGTCTGTTCCTGTAACTGCTAGATTTGAATGATGTCCTAATACATCGTCCATTTCAAAGAAACGAGAAAGACCTGCGAAACTTGTATTAACTGCTTTTACTTTTGATACAACATTGTTTCCTAATGTTAATGGATAAATGTTATAGTCTTGAGCATTGACCATTCTGTCTTGTGCATAATAGGCTCTTTGTGAAATTCTTCTAACACTTGCAAATGTTTCACCTGCAAAGTTTTCAGCAAAGTCACGTGTACTTGCTAATGTAAGTGAAAGTCTATATGGTTGGTCGTCTGCACCAATGTATGGAATCGAAATTGTTACATCATCAATGTCGCCTGAGTTTACTGTAAAGTTTTCGTTAGCAACTGTTCTGTACCAAACACGATAATCACCAAAAGCCGCATTACCAAATATCCCATCTGGATATCTTAATTGAATAGAGTTATTTTCATTTGTAGTAACGTGAACTAAATTACCATCACCTGTTCTTAGTGAATTGTAAATTGCAGTTTCACGTGTTTCATTATCAACTTTTGTTACAGTTGATTCATAACCTAAACTTGTATCTAACTTATGAACCCAAACATCTGAATTTGATATATCAACGTTATCAATTTCTTCAACTCTGTTTGATAATTCAAGTGAGTATTTAAAATTCTCAAATTGTAACTGACCTGCTTTTGCAGTTACAAAGAAACCTGTTCTGTCTGATGCTGGACCTAAGTTATCATTTCTGTTTAAGATTGTAAAGTTTTTACTTTCTAATGGTTCGCCTTCAACAATCTTATCATTTTCAATAACTGTACGTACTGCCTCAAATCTTCTTTCTGATCCTGCTATAGGACTTGTAAATGCATATGCAATAGATTTAGAATCTAAGTTTTCATTAATTTCATAAAGATAGTTTTCAACACCTGAAATATTTAATGTTGCACTTGGATCTTGAATTTTTGTATTCTTATTAAAAGATGCATTTAGAATTGTAATAAATTTTTCATACCAATCAACATCATTACCATCGTTCCAGTTAACGACTGAGCCGGCGAGAGAATTGCCTTCGTTGTCTGCAACATCTTCTGTAGTTGATATGCTTGTAATCTTCATAAGACCTTTAGCATTGATTGGTCTTGTTTTGATATAACCTAGTGTTTTTGCCATACGCAAAATACTTTCACGGCGTTCTGCCGTATCCATAAAGTTTTCACGTGTGTTCATATCATTCCTAAATGCTAAGGAATGACCTAAGTATGCAACAAGGTCTAGAATTGCAATGAATTCTGAACTTGCAATAAAATCATTAAATTTTTCTGGATACGTTGCGTTAATATATCCTAGAAGTGTTTCACGAATGCTATCGAAATCATAGGCTTGTAAACTAACTTGTGTAAATGCAGTATAAACAGCCGTCCAACTTTCACTCGCAAATAACTTATCAACTCTTTCTTGGCTCATATTATTCTCTCTGTAAGTCTATCTCTAGTGTGACTGGTTCTTTGGTTGGAAGAATATTAACTCTTACTGATGCGTTTATCTGATGTTCACTATCTGAGACATTGATACTATCTAATTCTACTCTAGGATCATCATTTACTATCCCTGTTAAATCTTCTTTTATAAGAGTAATTGTTTCGGCAGTTAATGGTTCAAAAATCATATCGTGAATAATAGAGCCATATGTAGGCATCATAACTCTTTCGCCTTTGCGAGTCATAATATGATTCATTAAATCTTCTACAACTAATTCTCTACCTGTTAGGGTATGATTAATCGCTGATTTATTCTTTGTACTAAAACCTATAAAACGTGCCATTGTAATTCTCTTTGTATATTAAGAGTATTTATCAACATATAAACTTCGAACTTTTAGGTTGACATTTATGATAGAATTTTGTAAAATATACAAATTACAAGGAGAATAAATAAAATTATGCCTAACTTAGTACCAATGGTCGTAGACCAATCTGCAAACGGAGAACGTAGTTACGATATCTTCTCACGTTTGCTCAAAGAACGAGTTATATTTCTTACAGGTGAAGTCAATGATTATCAATCTGACTTGATTTGTGCCCAATTCTTATTTCTGGAAGCAGAAAATCCAAACAAAGATATTCATTTCTATATCAATTCTCCTGGTGGTGCAGTTACGGCTGGAATGGCTATCTATGATACTATGCAATTCATCAAACCTGAAGTATCAACAATGGTCTTAGGACAGGCGTGTAGTATGGGTTCTCTTTTAGCACAAGCAGGTGCACCTGGCAAACGATATATGTTACCTCATTCAAGGCATATGATTCATCAACCTAGTGGTGGAGCAGGCGGTCAAGCAACTGATATGGAAATCCAAGTAAAAGAGATTATGAAAGTCAAAGAACGACTTATCAATATATACGTAAAACACAACTCTAAAGCGAAAACGTATGATGATTTCTATGCTGATATGGAAAGAGACAATTTTATGTCCCCAAAAGACGCCTTAAAATATGGCTTAATTGACAAGATTCTAGAGAATAGAGAAGACATCAAAACTTGACAAATTAGAGTTTCGTGATATATTAATCTTATAGTGAGGAGATTAATAATGTTGAGAAGTATCTTAATTGCAAGTCTTTTGTTTACAACCTCTGCGTTAGCAGATTCCGGTTATAGCAAGAAAAATCTTAAAACAATAATGGATAGTAAAACTGCCAATCTTATGGATTGGGTAGACCGTAATGTTAAAAAAGACGATACACTTGTCTTTGATAAATTTCACGGACGTGATGCAGTTAAAATTACTTTGTCATATGACGATAAAGGTCACCCAAAAGATTGGGGTAGAGATATGGGCTTTGGTAAGGCTCAAAGAATTCAGATTCAAGAAAAGCAATGGAAAAAAGAAATGCTTGATGGAAAAGAATATTGGTACAAAGTATCAATGTTTATTCCAAGCAACATAGGAAGTCCTAATCACACAACAAGTTTTTATGATTTAAAACCTAGATACAATGGTTCTCAAGGTGCTCCTGCTTTTTCATTTAATATTACAAATGGTAGACTTTCATTACAAGTAGATAATGGTGAGTGGTTGTGTTGGATGAGAAATTATGAAAATGCATCTTCAAATAAAGAATGTTCATTTGAAAACAACTTTAGTGTAGAGTTTGAAAACGACAAAAGATTCAGAGACAAATGGTTAGATGTTGTTATGCAAATCAATATGGTTAAGGGCGAAGAAATTTTTAGAATTTGGATCAATGAAGAACTTCTAATTTCTTATGCTGGTGATATCAACCCTCTTAATGAAGAATTAGGTTTCAAATGGGGTTTGTATAGAAACGGAATTAAAAAAGAAATACAAGATGAAACTGCTTACTATAGTGATATTCAAAGAGCAAGTAGTTGTTCTAAACTAAAAGTAAACTGTGAAAAATTCTTAAATGATTTTTCAGGACTAGGTGCTTTTACGGCTAAGAAAATTGTTCTTGCTAAATTAAAAGTTATCAATGGTAAGCCTGAAAGAAATTGGACTACTATTTGTAGAGGCAAAACTTGTGAAAACTATGGTCAATAAACTTGACAGAATCAAGAATTGTGCTATTATAATAGTATAGTTAGGAGAGAGAATTTATGCAAGAACTGTTATTTTTCCCATTCAAATGTCTTTGGGCAGGTGCGAAACTAACGTTCTATGTTTGGTTGATACTTGGTATCATAGGTATGATTGTATCAATATTTTAAGAGAGGAATATATGAAAAATATCGAAAGTCTTACAAGTCTATATAAAAGAGATACAAAAGGTAAACTAAGAATTTGGACAGTACAATACGGTTTTGATTCTGATGATGTTGCTGGTACTAGAACTATCGCTGGTTTAGTTGATGGTCAAAAAGTTACTAGTGAATGGAATATGTCAGTTGCTAAAAACGTAGGTAAGGCAAACGGTACTACTGCTAAAACTCAAGCAATGGCAGAGGCAAAGTCAAGTTGGGATCAAAAAGCAGATAAAGAATATTTTGAAAACGTCAAAGACGTAGATAGTTATGAATTGTTCAAGCCTATGTTGGCAAATGATTTTACTAAAACTCCTGTAACATCAGGTTATACACAACCTAAACTAGATGGTATCAGATGTTTAGTTAACAATCACGGTATGAATTCAAGAAGTGGTAAGCCTATCAATAGTTGCCCTCATATCGCTGATGCACTAAAAGATTTTATCAAAGATTATCCTAGTATTACACTAGATGGTGAATTATACAATCACGAACTTAAATCAGATTTTCAAAAGATTGTTTCACTTGTTAGAAAAGTAAAATGTAGACCAGAAGAAATTGCCGAAAGTGCAGAATTAGTTGAGTATCATATTTACGATATGTTTGATGCTGATGCTCCTGATATGCCTTTCATTGAAAGAATGCATTTCTTAGTAAAGCATTTACCAGTTGATGCTAAAATCAAAATTGTTGAAACTGCTAAAACTGATACTACTGCCGATATCGATAAGATGTATGGTGAGTATACGGAAGCAGGTTATGAAGGTCAAATGGTAAGACAAAATACTGCTTACGAATGTAAGAGAAGTAAAAATCTTTTAAAGAGAAAAGAATTCATTACAGAAGAATTTGAAGTTGTAAACGTAGAAGAAGGCAATGGTAACTGGTCAGGTTATGCAAAAAGATTTGTTCTTAAGATGCCTAATGGTACAACTTTTAGTTCAGGTATCAGAGGTTCACAAGCAAAACTAAAAGAACTTCTAAATGCAGATACTCCTAATTGGGCAACTTGTAGATATTTTGAATTGTCAAATGATGGAGTTCCAAGATTTCCAGTAGTTATTGACTATGGATATGGAGAAAGGGACGACTAAAAACTTGACAGATTCGAGAATCGTGTTAATATAGTTACATAATCAAGAGAGAGGTTATTATGAAATATAAGTTATATCAAATTCATCTTACTGATGCTGAACACGACAAAGTAAATGCAGAAGGACATAATTCTGTTCCTAAGCATTTAACTAAAATCGATATGTCATTTGCTAAAAATGATGTAGGTTCATTAGCCAAAAAGGCAATGGATAATAATTGGTACACTCACGTATCAAACATCACTGCCGATAGTATGGAAAAAGTATTTGAAATCGGTAACATTGGTCCAGAAGAAAACATTGAGCGATTGGCTCCTATGTTCTCTGTTAGTGTGAGTGACGTTGTTGAAGACGAAGATGGTAAACAATTTGTTTGTGCATCAATCGGTTGGCAGGAGGTAGCATAATGGCTGTTCGTGAAAAATCTGTTGAAGAACTTGTAATCGACCTTGATGGTCCTAA